CACTTCGTTAATCCACCACTAGCTCTGCTCATGCCTTTTTGGTTGTATAACCCCCACCTCTTTTTTTGTAAGTCCTAACTAACCAACTGTTTGCATAAGCTGAGGGATAAACTTTGAATTTCCGCTTAGCTTCTGCTTTTACTCTTGCATATAAAGCCTTATTAGTAGGTACATTTTTTGTTGCCATGATTAACCTTTATGTTTCTTTTGAATTGTGAATTTAGCTGACAATGATGCTCCCTTGTGAGGTTTGAATTTACCTTCATGTTTCATCAATTTGTAAGTATTGCCTGACTTCATGAAATGAAACCCTTTGGGTGCTTTGACTGATTTAGTTGCCATTATTTCTTCTTCTTTTTCTTTTTAAGTTTTTTAAAGTCTGCACCTGTAATTTTTTTTCTTGGTGGTGCTACTGAAGCTAACTTCTTTTGTTTTGGTGAATATTTTTCAAAAGGCATTAGTAACTCATCTTTTTAGTTTTTTTTGATTTAGTCTTTTTCTTCTTCTTAGGTTTCATAACCTTAGTCTTTTTTCCATATCCGTATGCCATAATTTATCCTTTCCTTAACAACCCCAAGCTCTGCGACTCCAATAGTTAGCAGATAACTTGTTGTTCTTTCCTTTGATACCACCTGATCTCGCACAATAACTTTTCTTACGAGCTGGTTGGTTTTTTTTAATGGTCATAGATTTATCACCGAAGTTAATCTTTTTGACCTTATCGCCATCTTTTACAAAGACTTTGAATTTTTTTACATCACCTCTCATTGGCTTATTAAGAGGAACTTTTTTACCTTTATAAATAGCCATAAATAATTATTTCTTTTTAGTTAAAAGACCAGCCGCACCCTTGACTGTCTTAATACCAAACGATGCACTAATTATTAAAATTAAACAAGTAGAGAACCACGATGGGGTACTCTGCTCTAAAAATCTAAAACCTTTTTCTACATAAGGTTGTGTCCAAGGTAAAAAACACCCTAATAAAATTGCTCCAAAAACCACAGTCCAAAATTCATCTTTCCAACTATTTTCCATCTGTGATACTGCTGACTGCTCCCATGCAACTTTACCAGCAATCTGATCTTCTTTTAATTTAGTCTTTGCTTTTATTTCAGTAACAGCTAATTCTGCTTTTGCTTTCTTTGTATCAGCAAATCCTTTAACTGCTTCAGTAGCTACTCCCAACAAAGGCTTAATTAACATTTGTATCATACAATACTCCTCATAATCTCTGCTAGTTCGTTTGCTCTGTTTGGAGTTTGATTTGCCCAACGACTATCGAGCATTTCTGAACTAGCAGATACATAGTCTTTTTTTATAAGACACTCTTTAAATTTTACAAATTTAGATAGTCTAGGTAGTCCTAGCTGAAATGCCATATTAATAACACAGCCAAAAGCACGAGGATCAATATCTTGCCCTTCGATGAAAGTCTGTGCATCAATGGAAGCTTGTCTAAAGTCTTGTTCAAAGAGTTCCATAATTTTGTCATCTTCATATTCTACTCCTTCCTCTAAATTGTCTGATGGTAAAACTAAATGCCCTATTCCTATTGTGGCATTTCCCAAATGATCGAGGTAAATCTTATTTCTCTTACCTTCATGTTTGATAATTTCTTCTTTTATATCTTCGTACATATTTACTCCAATTTATTTGTCAGATAAAAGATAGTTCTCTATCCAAATTATCTTCTCTTTAATGACAGCTATGTCTTGTTGCATTTGTGTAATAGAGTCTGCTTTTTTTTCAACTGCCTCTAGTCTCTGACTCCATGTACCCCAAGTAATCAGCATTGATGCGGCTATTACTAAATAGGGTGCAATTGTTTTTATGTTTATGTTCATTTAGACCACTCCACTTTAAACTCGTTACCCTTTTGGTCTTGGATAGACATAGTTTGTTTTTCTGTACCAAAAATCTTAGGTGCTAGTTTACCAGCCTTGAAATGAACATTTTTTTGTATGATCTCTAACAGTTTAACTTTAGTCATGTTTAATTTAGGATCTGTTTTTGCTTGTTCTAGCAAAGTATCTAAATCTTCAATAGTGTATAAAACGCTATCATGCTTTGCTTGTAAGTATTGTTTGTTAAGTTTTTCGTCTTTGTTTATCCATTGTCTCAGAGTAGTCCAAGATACATCTAGTTCTTTGCAACATTCACGAATGGTTTGACCTCTTGCTAACATTTCAAACAAGTCTGATAAGATAGACTGTTTGTATTTGCTTGGTCTGTTGCCTTGTTTTCTTACTACTGCTGTTGTCATTATTTCACCTTTGCTGACATATCACTCAATGGATTGTTCAATGCCTTGTTAATTTTTAAGTCTATGTTTTCTTCTAGTAATTTCAACTCATCTAAAAGTTCACGATTATCTTCCTTTTGTCTATCCTCGACATCATTAACTATCTCAGTTATGTGTCGAATGTCAGAGTTCATGGATCGTAAATCTTGTTTTAGATCGTTCTTCAATTCTGTGCTTACACCAGCTACAAGCTGTACTTCTTCAAGGATCATAGACATCTCGCCTTTAATCATATCTAATTCTTGCTCAATCAACTGAAGTCTTTTGTCCATCTCAGCTTCAGCTAGTTCAATCTTTTTATCAAAACCACTAAGGTCAGGTGCAACAAAGTCTTGCACTTGCTGTTTCATATCAAGGTAATCGTCATAAAACTTATACCCTGTCCAGCCACCACCTATGATTGTACCTATAAGAGATAGAATGATAAAAAATTTACCACCTGTAAATTTCATTCCTTGATACTCAATACTGGGCATTAATCATATCCTCCATAGTTTGTCCTTGTGCTTGTTCAAACAAGACTCCAAACTGATCTTGTAAGGATTTATCAAGATATTGATTGATATTAGTGTCTTGTATTGTTGCCTGTGCATCAAAGAAACCTTTGGTGTCACCGAGTATTTGCATCACAATCAATGTTTTGATCTGTGCAGTATCATCGTATCTTTCTTTATCGTCTATTTTCTTTACGATTTTAGTAGCAACCTTTTCTTTTTTAGTAGGTTCTTTGACAGGTTTTTTGGGTTCTTCCTTTTCAACTTCTTCTTCTTTGCTTTCAGCTTCTACTGGTGCTTCTTCTGTAGTTTCTTCTACAGTTTCAGTTTCTTCAGGCTTTTCATCAGATGGTTCTTCTGCTTGAGCAACCTCTACTGTTTCTTCTACTTCAGGTTCAGGTAACTCCATCTCCATTTCAATCTCTAATTCTAATTCTAATTCTGTTTCTATCTCAACTGCAACAATCTCAGGTTCAGGTAAATCTATCTCAAAATCTATTTCGAACTCTTGTATCTCTAGCTCTACAGTTTCGTATGTAATTTCTTCTGTTTCAGGCTCTATAGGGGTAAAATTTATCTCGCCATCATCAAAACTTACATCATTATATTCAAAAACTTCTTCTATAAAATCTAGCTCTGTCGGATCAAATATATCTAAATAATATATTTCTTCTATTGTTGTGATATGTTGAGTTACTATTGTGTTAATAACATTGTAGATTACATTGACTGATACATCGTCAAACATAACACCAACAGCCATGTTTATATCACGACCACCAACCTCAACTATAATTGAAGTCAGACTGCCTGAAAAATCAAAACCACCAGTATATTCTTGATATTGACTGTCTATCCCACTAGCACTTAAAATATCAGTGCCAGTAAATACATTTGTATTACCATCTCTGCCTGTAATGTGCATATAGATAGAGTCTTGTGCATCAGGCTTAAATACTTTTATTGCGTAATTAGTTTCTCCACCATTAGAAATACTAAGGTCTGATATATCTACTGTATTAATAAATGTTGTTCCCATGTTAGGAACACCCATCACAGATGTAGAATTACCACCACCAGTAATCATGGCACATTTATCAGTGCCTAGCTGTCCGCAAGTTGAACCTGATGGCATAGATGCAGAGCCTTGTCCACCCCAGTCAATGTCCATGTCACCTTCTTTATTAGAAGAAACATAGTCATTTGATCCATCAAGAATATCACCTGAGTCCTCGTTTGTGATAGTTGTAGTAGTCGTAGTGACAGTAGTTGTCGTTGTAGTGACTATTTCTGTGCCTTTATCTTCTTCAGTTATTTCAACTTGTGTATCTTCAGTTATAATAACACTTGGATCGCAAAGACCTTCATGGTCAGGTAAACAAGTATTAGCGTAACTAGAGTATGAGAAGCATAGAAAGAGCCATAAGAGCAAAGTTTTTAAGACCATCATTGTTTCCTATTGGTTGTTCTTTCGCCTCTTTTTGTTGTGTGTATTGTGTTTTGTATTTACTTCCGTCAGGGATTTCAGATATGTTGTTTTCCCAGTAAGTCATAGCGTCTGAGCCAATGCCTTCTCTAGACGGACAAGGTGTTTGAGAGTCCATCATTGAGTCAAAAACTCTAGGATCTTGACACAGTAAAGATACAGCCGCAACTTTCATACCATAAGCATAAAGAGATCGACTAAGTTTTAGTTTTTGACATAGCTCATCATCAATGACTATACCACTTGCTAGTCCAACAATATTATTTTGAACACTTGCTCCAACACCAACTTTACATATATCGGAGTTAGAATTAATTATGCTAGGTGCGTTAGCAGTAGGTGGTGTTGAATTAGTTACAACTGTACTAGAAACTGTATTTGTTTCAGTGTGTGCTTCTGTGCAAAGCATCATGGTAAATAAAAACACCACTGCTAAAGATGTAAAAAAGGTAAGGTTATCTTTAGCCATCTGCTTTAGTGATTATTAAGACTTTGGATATTTGTCTTTTGTAGCTTTAATAGTAGTTTTCCAACCATCAATGCCATTGTGATATATGTCATCTAGCTGATCTGCTATTGATGGATATTCACTTGCTCTTTTTCTCTGATACTCGTTGTTGTCGTATGCAGTTTGTAACTCAGCTTTCTTGGCTGATACTTGACTCCATGTAAATAA